AATTAATATACTATTAACTTACATTGAATGTATTAAAAAAATTTCACATTTCAAATGTTTACGTAAAAAACTTTTTAACATTAACAACTTCTTCACCGGTGCGCAAACATTCCGATAACCATTCTTCTGGAATTTGTTTCTTTGCAACATAATTAATACCTAATTTATTTGCATAAGATTCATAAGTTGTTTTACTGTTTTTTGAAATTTTTTGAGCAGGAGCTTGAAATACCATACGTATATCAATTCCAGGATTTGATGCCAATACATGTTTCATTTTTAAACGGTCCGCACTAGTCCATCGTCCTTTTGTTTCTATAAACATTAAATCACCATTTTTCTTAACAAAAACAAAATCTGGAGTATATTTTGCTTTACGTTCTGGTACTATATAATTTAATGTTTCTGTTTCATAATTCAAAGGATATTCTGCAGATTTAATCTGATCAGCAACTGTATGTTCTAATCCTGATTTATAACCGTATTTATATGCAGCTGCTCGTTTACTATTCGCAGCTCCATGCCAATGATTTTTTGCCATTAGTATATTTTATATTGTTTCTTAGGTGAACCATATGCACTAGTTGTATATAATGCTAATACAATTTTTTCCATTGTTGGTGGCCAGGCTGGATAGTTAAACTTAGAACTAATAACAGTGTTATCTTCAGTTTTAAATGTAAATTTTCCATCTAGACGTAAACTGTTTCGAATTGTTTTTCCATATGTATCAGATACGTCATCAACTCCTAGATAATCACCTAAATCCTTAGCTGGATTAACTAAATCATTTAATGTTATTAAAGATGGATGTTTTGGAATATTTCGTAAATAATCCAATGTAGCACTAGTTTTACCATTCTGTGTTAGTACATATCCATATTGTTTCGGATACTTTCGTGCTGAGTTACTAGTAGGAGAATTTGAGTTAGCTAAACGTATTATCCAATCTGCCCATGTACATTGAGACCGACTACCAGCTAAACGTCTTGAAATTATTTTAGCAACACGATCTTCCGGTATATCATATAAAACAGTTAATGGACCAATATTTTCGAAAAATGAAATTGCATTTAATATATATTCGCCTATATATTCCGACCGCCCAGCTATTTTACGTTCCTCTTCCGTTGCATCTATTTTACTATCTTTTTTTGTATCAGTATTGTCTGTTGTGTTAGTATCACCTTTATTACTGCCAGTTCCGCCACCTTTGTTAACATTAGTATTTACCGGCTTTTTGGTTGTTGTAGGTGTAGATGACCTTATATCTTGTTCGATAGCATCAAAATCGATTTCCTGTCCCTGTTCTTGTATTATTTTCATTATAAATATCCTAATTATTTTACAAAATTTTGAAGTATTTTAACAAAATCACTTTTAACTACATTACTATCTTGATCTGGGTATGCCAGATTTGGAAATTTTACGGCAATACTCGGGTGTTTTAGAAATTTAACTGCTAATTGAGTAGCTCCGTTATTTTTCGGATCTTTCCAATAATCACCTCGTTTTGTTTCATTATCTAAAGCAGTTTTGAGATTCTTATACGTTTCAGTTTTAGATCCGCCTACTTTTTCTATTGCAGATAACATTAATTTCTGTACAGCATAAAAATTAACATCATCTACTGTTACACCGGCCTTAAACCCACCTTCTGGAACTGTTATTTGATCAGTTGGTATACTCGATTCTCGGTTTTCTATTTGACAAGCTTGTATATTAGCAACCAATTGTTGTAGTTGGTCTGTGTTTAACATCGTATTCCATTGTACACCATCATACTCCTTATTTTTCTGAGCATATTGGTCTTTAACAACTTGAAAATTTTGCCTAGTAGCTTTATCATATTCTCCGGTAATTGCTAATCCATTTTGTTTTTGATATGCTTTAAGAAGTTCTCGATGTGCACAACCAAATTTAGCTAAATTTGTTTCAATTGAATATGGTCGATCGGTAAAGAATTGCATGTTTAATACACGAGATAGCTGTTTAACAAGTATATCAGTAGAACCAAACGTTAATTCTGTATATGGTATGTTTGTCTGCCCATACATTGGGTCAGTAGGATCGACACCACCACTTCCAGTTTTTTGTTTCGGTATCCAGTCCGTTGATTGTAGTTTTTCTATATCAAAAACCATTGCTCCTTTAGTTAACGTACGTATATATCCACTTGTACTACTACTAATTTTACTCCGCATACTTGTTGGAATTAAATCTGTTTTTACGTATATACATTGATATTTATACTTTGCAATAAAACGTTCTTGTTTCGGTTTAAAATTTTTATTTGGTACATTAGGAGTGCCAGGATTTTTATCTTTATCGATCATTGGAATATCCCTTTTCGTAATGTTTAAATCTCTTGTAATAAACCAATACCAATCTGGTGTACGATTTTTACCCCATACGCCTGACAATTTACTTCCATTGATATATTCTAACACTGATTCAAATAATTCATTTTCATTTTGTTCCGGTGTTACTATTTCTGCGCCTGGTATTTTTGGGAATCCTCCTCTTTCTTTAATATTAATATAAAATCCATAAATTTCATACATTCTAGATACTAAACCAGGTTTAACTCCAATTATTGGACATAGTTGTGTTTTTATAAAATTTTCACCTTTACTATCTAAACGATCTGGTTCTAATACAGAAATAGGACGTATCTGTTCCATCATTATTGTTCGTATTATCTGATCTAATTTTTTACTCATATCAATAGTTTCTTTAATATAAATATTGTTTACCAATCAACCATTACTAAATTTCCGTTCCATATCATGATGTTACTAGATTTAAAATCTAAATCTAAATCTAAGTCCGGTATGCCTATTTTATTTATATCAGATCTTAATGCATTAATAAAATTTATAATGACCGGGTCAATACGTTTTAATTTAACTGCATCAACAAAATCAAACAAAGAAACTTCCCCACCTTGCTCATATGAATATTGTTGATATTTTTCGACAACACGATCGATACCTCGTTTTAAATTAGCAGGCAATTTATCAGCATTTGACATTATGATAACATCTTCATATACTGCTTGCACGCCACGTAAATCTCCAACATAGTATACGGGAATAAATGTAGAATATTCTGAAATTTTATTTTGAATTTTTTTAGCAACTTCTATTTCGTCTATACTCGTTGTCATTTTAAAAACTAAATCTTTATCATTTAATTTATATACTCGACCATTATCACCTTGACCGACGAAGCGAAATTGGTTACTCTCGATATTTCTGCCGATCTTATTTAATTCTTGATCGGTCATTTCAAAAAGAAGTTGTTTTAAACGAATCATATTTAACCTTTAAACGAAATATTTTTATCTAAATCTATACGTATTAGAAAATTCATATCAACATCATTTCTTTTTCGAATAGGTTGTGCTAATTTTCCAATTGCTAATAACTCTCCTGAATCATTATACAAACCAATAGTTGTTATATATGGAGCAAAATCACTACCACTAACAAAACTATGATATGTAGTGTCATCATCCTTTGTTAATGTTAAATTTGTTGACATATTAAAATCACCAGAATCTAATTTTGCTATTGTACTAAATTCATGTATAGTAACAGTGCTTTTATAACTAGCAGTATATGCAGTGTTTAATACTGAATGATACCGATAATCTGGAGATGATACTACAACTAAACCTTGTTTACTAAAAACATTACCTACATTAGCAGTTTGTAAAAATGTTCCTCCTTCCGTACGATCCGATAACGCACTTATATTGCTAGTTGTAAGTGACTTATTAAAAATCCTTAATTCATCTAGAACGCCGTAGAGATTAGAACTTTGGGTATTAAAACCACCTATATATAATGGATCTGTGTTATTAATTCTAGCAGATGCAGTAAATGGTGATAATGTATTTTCTAATAACACACTTGATGCAGATGCATGTAGATTATTATTTATATACATTTGAATATTACTACCAGATTTTTGACATACAACATGTCTCCACGAACCGGTAACAATTATCGATGATGTTATACTAGTAGAAAATTGTGTACTACCACCTACTGTAAAAATTATTTGTTTACTACCACTTAATTCAATTTTAAAAGGATATGTTGGAGTTAAACTACTAGATGCTTTTGCTAAAATTAATTGGTTGCTAGTCCCAGTATTTGATGCTGAAATAAAAAATGATATGGAATAATCATGATCTCTGTCATAATTTCCAGTAATATTAGATGACATATATCCGTTACCATTAAACTTTGCTGCATATCCAATTGATAACTGTGATCCATTGGTAGTAGGTACGCCGGGTATGAATTCTATATTTTGATTTTCATATGTTAATCTAGATGTATCAAAATATTCATTAAATCCGTCATACCATTTAATGTCAGAAATAATCGATGATGTATTAAATGCAGTGTCATATAAATTGCCATATCGGTCCGATGCTAAATTTACAGATCCAGTATATGTAAATGATGCTGGTTTTATAGATTCGCCTATTTTTACTTGTGGTATTGAAAAAATAGACGCCGATTGATATAATGCTTTTTTTGTTCGATTCAAATCAGTTGGACCAAATGTATTTAATGGTTGGGATTTCCATTTATAAAACAAATGGTTAATCGAAAAATATGTTACTGATTGCAAACTTTCATCAATGTTTTTTACATCATTAAATGTTAATTCAGATCCAATTGCTGGCAAAGTAGTAGTGTCTGTATATATTCCAATTAATGGTAAACAACTTGAAGTAGCACTCCCGGAAGTAAATGTCCATGATTTATAAGCAGGAAATGAATTAACCATAACATCAGCAGCATCAATTTTTTTAAAAACTGATGGATATATGCCTTGATATGTATCTTGTTCGGATGTTATTCTAGATTCTGCCATATTCAGTAAAAACCCTGCTACATTTATAATAAATATAACAGGGCTTAAATCTAGTTATTTTTTAGAAATCTAATTTAACACGAATCAATGCTTCACGCTGGAATGATTTTAGTAATGGTTTACTCAATTTAGCTACAGCTAATAATTCCTGACGTTCGTTATACAATCCTACGGTTGTTATGTATGTTTTAGGATCGCCTATAAATGTTGATTGAGCAATTTGACCAACGCTTCCTGTTACATATGAAGGATTATTTGAAAAGTTATATTCTGCATTTTTAATTCGTACAAAGTAATGTGTACTTGTAACTTTTTCAGAATTTCTTGCTTGGAATCCATATGGATCAGAAGTCGATGGATTAGTCAATAAAGCAGATCCCGATATGGAATGGTACAGTGCAAAATGATTATTTCCTTCGACACTTGAACCAGTTACGGTTTGGAAATTTAATTGTTGGTCTAACATTTTACCATCTAGTACCAATGTACCGTAATCCGGATAAGCTAATCCATAATATATCGGCGCAGATGGATTATGTACTCCACCATCAATAGAACCAGATACGATATTATAAACTTTACCAGCTCCTTTAAACGTCGGATCTGCGATGCTAGAATCATCAATAAGTGTTACAATCGTAGACCCAGATACAGCAACACTACCAGTTGCATTCGTAGGCCTAGATCCAGAAATTAATCGAAGTGGTAATTCAAAATTACCAGCATCTAAACGTTCTTTTAAACGGTTTCTTTTAAAGTTAACTACATAAATATAGTCTGTGCTTCCTGATCCAGCTGTTGTAAATCTAGTATCTGTAGGATTAAGAAGTAACTGACGATACTGTGAATAAACTGCTTTACTAGGTGAATCATTAAGTTGTCCTTGGGAATCAGATCCGCTACCTAAAGCATGACCGAAAGCTAAAGAAAATTGTACTGCCGCACCATCAGCAGTTGGGGTATCTTGATATACATCTACATAATAACGACGTTGCGAAGTAGTTTGTGTTGACGAAGTAAAATATGTAGTTAAACTAGCAAGATTATCACTCCACAACCCCGCAGTAACAACTTCAGTCTGATTAGCTACAATATCATTTACAGCATCAAATTTAGTAAATACGCGACCATTTCTAGAAATGATCTGACTTTGTTGCATTTCTGCAACCATTTGATTAGCTAACTGTTGAGCTAATTGTTGGACTTGTTCATTAATCACAGCTGCGGCCGCACCACGAGGTGGTACATTTGATCGTTGCTGATCGGCATCCGGACGTTGACCTATTCTGGGTCGTTGTTTCAATAATTCAATTGATGTTTTCATGTTCATATCTTACGTCTATTAAATAGTAGCAGTAGTTGCTTTATTAACAGTTAAATTAATTGTTACACTACCACCTGTTTCATTTGCTATAATAGTAATAGTAGCAGTTTTATCTTCAATCATTTGTGTTTTTGCAACAATTTTAAATTCAAATCCAGCTACAGCCACACTTTGTGCATCTTCATTATCTCCGATAAATCTAGGAGTTGTTGGAAGTATAGAATTTTGCAATGCTCTAGTAACTTGAATATCTGCTACTGTTGAATCAGAAAGAATAGCTGTGTATCCTAGATTTGCATTTCCTCCTTGGAAGTTGCTTGTATTAGGGGCAATAATCGCACTGTCACCAGGTGCTACCAGTATAATATTTGTATTACCTACAGTAATTACTGGTATATTAGTTGTTTGTTTTGGCAATGTAATAAGTTTATATTTTAATGCCTGAGTTTCATCAGGAATTGCTTCTGTTATTGGCATATTTTCAATAATAGTGCCATAATAATTTGTTCCTAATGGATGGTCTGGATTCCATAATGAGTAATCAATTTCATCATCACCAACTGCAAACTGTGTAATGCTAAATGCATTTCCACCTTTAGCAAGTAATTCTCGGCCTTTTAATGTTAAAATTGCATCAACCGTTACGCTCGTATTATCTAAGTATCCCATATTGTTTTAACCTTATTTTATATAAATATACATACTATCAATTTTGGTTAAACTAAAACAAATGAACCTTGTTCACCTGCAGTTTGATAAATTAATTGATTTGGATTAGTAGTTCTCCATTCAACAACCGGCCCCCCATCTGTAGTTTGTGTGGAATTTATATTGAACCCTGGAGAATTTAATTTCGATCCTTCGAATCTGTGATTTGCAATTCCAGTAGGTATATAATCTTGTACTTCAGCAAAACTACCAGATAATCCGTATGTTAATGTTGCATAACTACTAGTACCATATGTTCCTACCCCATATACAACCCCTGTAGCATCCTCAACTACATAATCCACAGTACCGGATACGAATCTGTATTCCGATTTGATACTAGAAACTATTGCAGAACCAGTAGCTTCACTAATCCAATATGGAGTAGATGCAGTTATCCACGTGCTACCAGATCTTAGTAAATAATCATATGCATATGGGAATCCGTCATATTTTTCCGACTGAGATGCAGTTAAATATCCTTGCCATTGATCATCGTCATTTGCAGTTAAAGTTAAGATACGATTCTCAATACTTCCGGTATAAGCTACGTAATCTCCAGATGCTGTTGGTGATATATTTTGTAAACTAGAAGAAAATGCAGAATCAAATCTTTGTATAACAGGTAATATTTTATCTTTGCTACGTTCAAACAAATTTGGTTGAATTAATACACCTGTTAATTTATCAGTACGGGCTGGTAACAGTTGTTCTAATTGTTTAAAAAATGCTAAATCAAATAAAGAAAATATTTTTATATATGAATTGATATCATTTTTATTAGCATATTTTTTCCAATATTCCTGAGCTTTTTGTATTAATCTCGGATATGATTTTGAATCAGATTCGCCAGGATCTCCAATATATTCATCTAAACTAATATATCCATATTGTGCAATGATATCTTCATCAATCATTGTTTGTGGCGAAAAATATACTCCTAGTTTTTTACTATCTAATGGAGCTTTATCAAACTGACTACGTTCGGCTCTAGTTTTAACATCCAATGTTCCGATTAATTCATTGTCTTCTAAACGAATTTTATTATCATCATATGTACCGGCGCCTAATGAAGGAGCATCATAATAATATGTTTCTTCAATCGAATCATATGGTGTAGATGTTGACCATCCGGTAAATGATGCTGATATACTAGATGATTTAGGCTGTACTCCGGATAATGATCCGGTTAATGTATGATTAATTTTTTGCGTTAATGGAACTCTAAAAACTAATTCATTATATGCATCTACATTTCCATTATATGCTGATGGGGCTTTAACATGATTATTAAATACAGAATCTGATAAACTACTTGACCATATTCTTAATTCCTGAAGCTGGCCTTCTAAACGAGTTGCGCCAGAGCTAGTACCTCCTAATACAACAGACCCCGAATAATCAAACGATGCAGTTGCTGATGCTGATACTGCAGCAACAATTTTACCGTATTTTGATCGTTTAGCTACAACTTCTAATTTAGATCCGGTAGTTCTTAACATCGCTGTTAACCAACCACCATCAAACATTTCAATATTTGCTGAACCGGTTCCATTAATTAAAATAGTACCTAATGTACCACTTGTATAATCAATTGTTACTGCATTAGAACCTACTGAAAATAAATTCATAGTACCTGACATCGTAGGATTAGTTATTACGTTGTCAGTTCGAAAACGAAGCTCTACAGTATTAATTGATTCAGAGTAATTCGTAGTTACCGTACCAGTAGTAGTTCCAATTAAATCTAATGCATAATCAAAATTTAATTTTTCATATACGGGAGCTCTGTCTAATCTAGGTCCTCCATATTCATTGATACTAATCATGGATTGCGGAATACCATAACATGATAATAACGCTTGTATGCTTCGTTTCGTTCCTTTAGATTTTAATAATAACGGCAAGTTATTAACGATGCGACGCCATATGGTATATGTCATATCACGTCCCGGTACTGAAGGATCTCCTACGGTATTTGAGCCTGTTAATGGGATTCCTGCTTCATCAGTACCTAAAACATATTTCCATAATTCTTGAGACTGATTTCCATCTGTTAAATTCCATCCAAACTGTTTTGCGACTGAATATAACAACTCATTTGGCATTCCTAATTTTGGATTTTCTTCACGTTTATAAATTTTAGACATATGATTAACATACATATAAAGTATGTCATAATGATGTCCTAACATGTTAACAAATGAACTTATCCCTTCATTATTACGGTCTAATTTAATAAATTCAGGTACTGTATAAAGTAATGAATTAAAATTTAATGAATCATATAATGATGCTGATGCATATAAATTATCATACCATGTATTGAATTGACTCGATGATACTGCTACTAATGAATATGGTATCGATGAATTAGTTTTTGGAACTGGTGAAACATAACTTCCTGTTAATGCCGGTACCGTCGGTGTTTCGGTTGGTATTTCAAATGTAGTAATCTTTGATGATGATTGATAATATAGATACTGTTCGAATCCATCAAATCCACTAATTAAATTAGTTTTACTAGTAGTATAATCAGCTACATTTGTAGTTGCTACACTTCCAGATAATTGTGAAACTACAGAGCTTTGCGATGTATAGTATTCAATTAATTCTAGTTTATATTTAAAATTTTCTAGTCGTTCAGTTGCTGAACTATAGAAAATAAAATTATTAAAATCTGAATAATCTATGTTTAGTTTAACACCACTTAAGCTTCCAGAAAAATATGCATCAACAATTTGTTGCGATGTTTGTACACTCGAGCCTAATAAGTCAGTCCAAGCTTGTAACCCAGTTTCCGTAGATGTATTATATGCTGAATTTGCATACCAATTTGGATTGGCTAAATTACGAAAATTTTGTTGTGCTACTAAAGCTGCAATTGCTACTTTATCAACATATGGTGATTTTAATTCTTCGGTTATCCAACATTTAAAATCAACATCTATCGTTTCAGGTAGTGGCTGATACAATTTAACATAAACAAAATCGCCAATAACAACACTATTAACAAATAATATCGTTTGGTTTCTACTAAAATTTAAAACATATGGTTTATAAAATCTATCTCCCGTTTGATTTACAGTAGAAATAAAATTTGTTATTTGACGTAAAAATTCCGGATCGTCAGAATCAATGGCACGAAGCCGTATCTCAGTTCGATCTGGTGAAATTTCATCAATTCGTAAATGTTGTCGTTCGTAATTTCCTATTAAATTCTTAAAGAAATTAATAACAAATCTAAAATTGCCAGATGTTAATTTTAAATTTTCAAATTCTTTATATAAATTAATAGCAACAGGGGCATTTGGTAAAGTTATTATACCATTTGTATCAGTACTTCGATATTCTGGTATTTTAGATTCTAATTGTATTGAATGATTTCCAGTAATCCATGTATCACCAGCATATACATGAAACTCAATTTTATTATAATCATCTTGTTTTAAAATATCTGGTACTGGTATAACTCGTACTGGATCATAACTAAAAAATTCTGTTTTAGTTTTATCAATACGGTCAGCTGATATAGATTTTTCAGCAGTTTGAATTTGTTCGATATTTTTATAATTCGTCAACATGATTATTCTTCAATTGGTTGATTCCATAGATCTACGGTTTTCGTTGCATCTGTAATTACCCAATATGTTTGTGCTGCTTCAATTGTATGTAAATTCACTTGGCCAGATTCAGCCCCTATTCCAAATGTATCTCCAATATCATATAAATCTGCAGGTATAAGTAAATCTAGAAATAATTCTTGTGATGTTGTTGGATAAATTTCTCCATATCCATCATCACTAAATTGCGGAGTGCCGTAATTTAAAATATTTGCATATGCATCGACTCCACTAATAGTTTTGTTAAATGTTCGATCAACCTCTGGCATTTCTGGTCCATTCTTATATAGATAAAAATATACAGTACCGTTAGTTGGAGGATTTCCTAATCCGTATGAATGTTTAATTTTGATACGGAATCTCAAATCACGATTTAGATTTTTAATATCTTTAGTTATAGTATATGCGTTAACATTTTGTTGTAATACACCCTCTACTACAGTATCCATTAAAATACCAGAGTTTTCAGTAGCAATAATTCTATCTTCTGATGGTTTATATCTAGCATATATAATATCTTGTTCTACAGTTTGGTTTAGATTCAAATCTATATTTAGATCCAAACTTCCAGAAGATATAACTTGTACAGGAAATTTATAATATTGAAATCTAGTATCTAATACTCGCAACATTGATGTAGTTGTTACTTTCTCTGTAACGGGATCAATAATTAATAATGGATTGCTTTCTGCACCTTCCTGCAAAGTAACGTTACCGGCTTCATCGCGAGGAACGATATCAGTATCATTTGAAATATATGTTAAACCAGCTGATCGATATTTTGCCTGTTGTTGCATAGCAACAGTGTCTAATCGACCCGGAATTCTATTTCCAGTAACTACTAGATTTTCATTTGAGTTTACAGATGTTTGATCAATATCTGGTTTTACATTTCGAGCCATTATCTAACTACTTTAAAATAAATTTTGTTGTCACTGTACTGTTCAGTAATTCCATCTACAATTTTAAACTCTAAACGATAGTATCGTTCTGGCATAAAACTATTCATATCAATGTAGATAAAATTGCTAGTACTATCACAACTAACTTTATTATAAATATCATCATATGGAATTATGGCTTCGTCTGTCTGTGCATCGAAAACTGCATAATATGTAGTAGTAGGTAGATATTTTACTGTTTCTATTGGAAATAAATTAGTAGGAGATTTTCTGGGATACTTATCCCGTGCATAGATTCTAATCTTCGCAATCTCAGTATCTTTATATTCTGGTTTTATTTGGGTGTATATTGTGTATGACTCTAGATTAGCAGCAGTTAACGATCCTGTTGTAAATGTGCTGTTATCCCAATACATTAGTATTTTAGGCACATATATAGTATGAGTATCTCTACTAAAATATCTAATATATCCGGCCTTTGCCGTATCTGATTCATCACTATCAGCAAATTGTAACAGAAAACCATAATTAGGAATTGTAGCACCACCACTACCACTTAACCAAACTTTTACGGCATCTGTAACATTCATATTAATATCAGTTACTCGATATGAAAATGATTCAGATGAAATAAGTCCAGCAGTACTACCACCCGATGCTGATTGATACATCCATGAACCGCCAGCACCAGATCCGGATATATACAATGTGCTCGATCCAACTTGTACTTGTTGACTCGATGATATCCAAGCAGATCCGGATTGTGACCCGCTCCATGTTGCACCATCTGTTGTTAAACTAGACAAATAT